GAGGTTCGTTTAGAACAGGGATGACAGCCCGGAAAGACGGGCATTTATCCTTAATTTAATTAATAACAAATCATCTAGAGTCCTATTGGCTGAACGCCCCAGCCTAGCAAACGCCCACAGGGCTTTAAGGCCAGGCCTTGAAAACCTATGGTTTTCAAAGCTTATCCTATATTTAAGCTTTTAGGGCTTTAGGCCTGGCTTGAGCCGAGAAGCTAATAGGCCAGGCCTAAGCCGGCTTAGCCTAGCCAGGCTAAGCGTAGTTAGATAACCCCCTATATTAATGTGCTGATAACTAAGGTCAAGTTAGTGCACACCATTTAATTCTTTAAGACAGCCCAGCCAGCTTCGCGGGGGCTGTCCATCTAAGCCCGCCAGCTCGGCTTTGCCATGAGGGCGGGCTATTAGTGCCCGGCTGAGGCCGGGCTATATCTAGGCTTGCAGCCAGGCTTCGCCGGGCAAGCCGGTAGCCCGGTGCCGCGGCACCGGGCTATTCACTTGTTAGCCCCAACAAGAAAACAAGCCACGGCTAAAAACGAAGCACTCACCAAGTGGTTAAGTAAAACAAATGATATCAACACTTAACAACTCGGGCAGTGCCGAAAACTAATCCCTTGCTTTAGCTATCCCCATCCCAACGCCGCCCGCCCCGCCGCTCGCTGTTCGCTCGCCTTCGGTTGGCCAGCTAGCCAGCTGGCTTCACGCTCAGACCACGCCCTCGCCCGGTGCTGCAGCACCGGGCTGCGGCCCGGCCTACAAGTAAGTAACAAGTTATAAACAAATGAACAGTTTAAATCGGAGTATCAACAACACCATTCTACTAGTAAGTAAAAGACTAATGAATAAACAATAATCAAGTGAAGAGCGATTATTGAAGTAAACAAGTTATATGTATATTGGCCCCCCGCTCAAACTTTTTATTTTTTATTTTTTAAGCAAGGCCTTAAGGCCAGGCCTTTTGTCCCTGGCTAGTGTTTACGCTTCTTTAAGTAAAAGGTATTCTATTTTTTAGAATGATACAACAGAAACTCTTTAAGGTAAAAGAAAAATCTATTGAAGAGATGACATATAAAGAATTAAGAAAGAAAAGACATGAAGATGCTTGTGATAGAATAACGGAGAAAATTAATGACTCTCCAAGATAGAATTAATAAATACCGACAGAAAAAACAAGGTCATTATAGACCAGGTAATACAGACTTTAATTATAAAGAGGCCTTAGGCCTGGCGGAATATTATAGAATAGAAAAGATTGTAAAAAAAGAGGCATGCGTACGTACGCACGATAAAAACCAATGTTAAAAACTAAAGTAAATTGCAGCATAGAGCAAAGCCTTAAGGCCTACGCCATAGAGAATGGCATTAACTTTAAGGATGCCTTAGAGTTCGGCCTGTTATTTTTAGCGGCAGAAAAAGGCCTTATGGAGCATCCGGCTAATTCCGTAAGCGAGAAGCTAAAACGCGCAGCAGAGAGGCTAGATAAAGCCATAGAGCAACTTATAGAGCTGGAAGAAGCTCCCGCGGGCGGCGAAAAAATTTATCCGGAGAACTCTTATGGAAATTAAATTAGATTATAAAATAGATATGTCTGTTAATTCGATGTACCGAACAACTAGATATGGGAAATTTTTAACTAGGGCGGCATTAATCAAGAGAGCTCAGATAATAACGGATGTAAAGAAAATGAATAATGTAGGTACTGAATACCTACAGGATAAAAAGCTGTCCATAGGGATAATTTTTACGGAAAACTGGTATTGCCTAAATGGGGAAATAAGAAAAGCAGATTTGGATAATAGGTTGAAATTCTTAATCGATTCGGTGTTTAAAGCTTTAGATTTGGAAGATAAGATGATTTTTGAGATTTATACTAAAAAGGAGCAATCGGAACTAGAGGAAAGTGTAACGATTGATTTAAGAGAATATGTCGAGTAAAACAATACTTTTGGACGACTGGCAACAGGAAGTCTTAGACCATAAAGGCGACCTAGGGCTTTGCACGGGGAGGAGAGTTGGAAAAAGTTATATTCTTTCTAGGAAATCAATCGAACACATGGTTAAATACAAAAAACCAATAATAGCAGTTTCTTTAACAGAGGACCAGGCCATGTTGATTATTGCATTTGCCTTAAATTATGCTAGAGAAGCATATCCTCATTTAGTCGGGTCCGGAAAAAACAGACCAACGATGAAAACTCTCACTTTGGTATGGGGCAGAGGAAAAAATCAGGAAACAGTAAAATTGATAAGTCGACCAGTTGGGGCAACTGGGGATGCAACAAGAGGATTCGAAGGAGGGGTTTTAATTGTGGATGAAGCCTCAAGGATGCCTAAATTGTTTTGGATTGCAGCACTACCTATTTTATTAACTCAATCCGGAGAAATATGGATGTGTTCAACTCCTAGGGGAAAAAGGGGTTATTTTTGGAAAAGATTTAAGGAAGCACTGGTTGATAAGGATCCAAAAGCAAGATTTAAGTTTTTCTACAAGAATACGGAAGACGTAGTTAATGAAAGGGTGATAAGTGAGAGTTGGACAATAGAGCAAAGAGCGGGAGCATTAAGACAACTAGAAGAAGATAAAAAAGAAATGACGGCATCCCAGTATGGGCAAGAATATCAAGGTTTATTTATGGATGATATGAGACAGTATTTTAGTGAAGAACTGGTTTTAAAATGGCAAACAAGAGAAAGACCTGAAAGGCCAAATATGATGAAATCTTATTTTTTAGGTGTTGATGTTGCAAGATTAGGAGAGGATTCTAGCACGTTCGAAATTATTGACAGAACAAATAGAGATAAATTGATTCATGTTGAGAATATAGTTACGAAAAAAACCCTAACAACAGAAACAAAAAGAAAAATATTTGAACTAGAAGCAATGTATAAATTTAAACAAATATTTATAGATGCTTTTGCAGTAGGGGTTGGAATATTCGATGAATTGATTACAAATGATTTAACAAAAAGAAAAACGATAGCCATCGACCATTGGGCAAGACCATTAGATAGGGATGAGAAAAAAAAGGTAAAATTAAAGCCTATAGACTTATACGAAAATTTCAAATCATTATTAGAAGAAGGAAAAATAGAACTGCTAAAAGGTCAAGATATTTTTAATTCTTTAATGTCAATTCAATATGAATATTTAGAAAGCGGAGAGAAAAAAATCTTTGGAACAGACAAACATATAGCAGATGGATTAGTCAGGGCGACATGGAGCTCTCAAGACAAAAGTTTAAATATTTGGATATGTTGATGAAATCATGGCATACGTAGCAAATATAGTAACTGTTGCAGAAATGCAGTTTATGGCAGGAGCAAATGTTAATGCTGCCGGAGATGTCGAAGCAAATCATACGGCACTACAAGACCAAGCAGAAGCATATTTATCAAACCTCTTAAAATTCGAATTAACAACAGTAGCATTTACCGCACTAAATGCAACGACAAAAGTTATAATTACAGAATGGGCTGCAAGATACGCAGGAGTAGCACTAATAGCATATGATATGGACGGATATACATCAAGGGTAGAAGCAGAGGATATGATTAACATTCATGTTTTTAGAATGGGACAAATTCATAGACTACTGGAGGATAGTTCTGTACAGGACTTCATGTCAGTATAATGGTTCTAAAATTCCCAGGAGTAGAAAACAATATGTTTGACACAAGTAGAGCAAGCGACGAAGGGATAGGCTCAAGAAAAAAGGAATCATCATTTTGGAGCTGTCCAGGGATTTCATTTAACGGCACTAATTCAGGAGAAGATTATCAAGATAGTGGAGGGAATTATATTTGTTTTAGTAATCAAAGTTTGAGAGTAACAATTATGGGAATACCTAACGGAGCTTCAATAATAAAGGCATTTGTAAGTGGGATAACGGATGCAGTAGAAACATGGACATTAACGAGGCATAATAACGACGGAACAGGAGCAACAACAATGGCGACAGCAAATATAAATTCATCAGATAAAACAATAATAGAAGGATTAGTAGACAATAATAAATATTCTTATTTCATAGTAACCAGCTTACTAAACGGAGCAACTGAGGATGCAATAGAATCGGCAAGGGTAGATTACACAATATAAAATGGCAATGGATATAAACAAAGTAACGACGCAAGCAATGACTCAGCAGCTTAGTGCACTAAGCGATCCAAGCCAGGATTTAGACAGCCCAAGCTCTTCCGGAGAGATGACATGGCAGAATGATGATTGGGCAAAATGGAATGGATATTATAGAACTAATAGAGGGGGAACAAAAGCAAAAATAGATAAGTTTGCAATGTGGGCAGTCGGAAAAGGATTTGACGCAAATGAAGAAACAAAAAAGATTCTAGGAGATATAAGAGGATTTGGGAAAGATTCTTTTAATTCAATAATGGAGAATATGATTAGAGTTAAGAAAACAAACGGAGATGCATATTCTCATGTGATAAGAGCAAAAACAATAAAAGAAAAAATAAAGAATGTGGCGAGCAGTTTGACTTTGGGATTAATTAGGTATGCTCCAGGAACCGGAAAATTATTAAATCTTAAACCATTGAATCCGGGAAGAATAAGAACAGTTGTAGGGGATGATGGAATGTTGATAAGATATGAACAATTAGATGCCAAGAGAGAAAATATAGTCGCAACCTTAGACCCAAACGAAGTATTCCACTTAATGAATGATAGAGAAGGAGACGAGTTTCATGGAATAAGTGTTTACGAAAGTATGGCAGAGAAGCTAGATAAGATTCAACAGTTAGACAATGACATGGCAACAGTTTTCCATAGATATGTTATGCCATTGATGAAGTTCACATTAGACACCGACGACGAAACAAAGGTTGCAGCATTTAAAGCAAAAGCAAAAACAGCTCTAGAAGGTGGAGACCCATTGTTTATTCCCATGGGAGCAGTAGAAGCAGATGCTTTGAGTATCCCACAATATGCGACACTAGACCCATTAAGTTGGAGAGGAGCATGGAGTCAGGATGCAGTTATGGATATAGGAATCCCGGAATTAGTCTTAGGGAGAGCATCAGGAATAACAGAGGCTTCAGCAAAAATAGTTTATCTTTCTTTTCAACAAACAGTAGAGGACGAACAGAGAGAGGACGAAGAACAATTACTCCTACAATTAGGAATAGAATTAAAATATGAATTTCCAGCAAGGATAGAGGAAAATTTAGGAGAAGATGAAGGGAAAGATGGAGATATAAATACAGGGAAAAAAAGTGAAGTAACAATAAACACAGAAGAAACAAAAAAAGGAACAGGTGACCCTATATGATAGGGCAGGAAGAATTGCCGATGGTGGCAACTTATTTCCCAGTAGTTGTTTGTCTTTGGTTTATGTTAAGAATGGAGAAAATATTAAGGACTAATACTGAAACGATGGATAAAATAAATTTGTCCCTAATAAGTGTTTACAAGAATTTAAAAAGAATGAATGATTAAAGGAGTTATGATAGATGAAAAAGAACAAGATAAAAAAAAGTATCCGGAATCACCTAAGCCAACAGCGGGGGATAAACCGAAAGTTGATACACCTATTAAGCAAGATACTGCTGCTTATATTGAAGAAGCTAAGGAAATCAATAAAGAAAAAGCACGTTTACTCGAAGAGGAAAATAAATTAATGGATAGAAAAGAAAAATTACAAGCAGAGCAACTAATCGGTGGCGGAACACAGGCCGGGCAAGCTCCAATAAAAAAAGCCCCTGAAACAGACGAGGAATATGCTGAAAAATTCAAAAATGGAGAGGTAAACTTATTCAAATGATAACGAAAGATAGATTAAAAAAAGAAATAAAGGCATCAGAGGAATTAATTGTTAGGATGGAAAAAATTATTGAAGATTCAAACACAGGAATAGCGATTAATAAACTAGTTCTAGAAGCATTTAAAGATGAGTTAGCTAAAAAATAATGGAATTATATTTAGCTGGAGTGGGAACAAAACCGCATTCTGATAGTTGGTTAAATGATTTAAGAGCTGTTAAATTACCCTATAGAGACGAAAGAGGAGAGCCAAAGCATTATGTAAGGATGGGAGTTGCAGAGTTTAAACTCGTTAAATTATTTTTTCCGGAAGAATATCTAGATGAAGTTATGGCTCTGTGTGGAGTAGGAACAGAACAAGGCCATGTTCTAAATAGACACCCAGCATTAAAAAAATTCTTAGGAGTAGCGAGAAGAGCATTAGGGTTAAAAAAAATAAAATATCCTAAAGAAATAGTTAAACACATGGAGCCGACATATATGGCAGTAGTCCCATTAGGAACAAAAAAGGATTCATATAATGAAAACGGGATTGAATTAATTTAAGAAAACATTTAAATAGTTGTAACATATAGGAATCTTATGGCTAATGAAGCAATACCTGTTGAGGGCCCATATGAAACACATGATTTCACAGTAGCAGAGGCGACAGATATAGCAAAAGGTGCTCTTTTAATTTTATCAGACCCAAGAACTGCAGCAACCGGGACTAGTGGAGTTTTTGCCGGAATTGCAGCAACGGCTTTTGAGGGTGGAAAAAATAAAACAGAATTAGGTTTAAACACAACTGGAGATTATCGTATAAAAGATGCCGGAGATGGTGGCTCGACCGGAGCTATAGTCGTTATTTCAGGAACTAATATGGTTAAAGATGCAGTCGCTGGAGAATTATTAACCGGAGCAGTTGTAGGAAAAAGATTACAAGATGCCTCAGCTGGAGAAGTCACAGAAATTGCAGTCGGGAGAGTTGTTTAAATGGCGGGTGATTCAACAGTAGGAGATACAGATATAAGAGGAGAAAATATTTCTAAAATAATAAAGGTTTTTGAAGCTAAAAAATTTAAGTTAAAACCATTGCTTATGAACTCAAAATCTTCAAATTGGACAGAAACATATTATAAAGAAGATCCAACAATTTTAACAGCAGTAGGTACTAGAAATGTTAAAGAGATTGGAAGGTTATCACAATTTCCAACACTAGAAGCAAGCTGGACGAAAGTAACAGCAGACCATTTTAAATATGGTGGAGAAGGAACAATCGCAATAGAAGATATTTTAACAAATGCTATTCCAGTTCAAACAAGAACTATAGCCAAGATTGCGGAAGCAATAATTAATGCAGTTGATATAGCAATTTATGCAGCTCTTACAGCAGAAGGATCTACATCAGGAACAGTTGCGGCAGTCGCAGAATGGGACGCAGCAGCAGCAAGCACCAGAGACCCAATCCAAGATATCTTAAGAGGTGAAGAAGCTATGAGTGAAAATAATATTGAAGTAGTAGCAGACGGGAATGGGGTATTATTAACAAATCCACATGATTATGCTAGTTTATTAATGAACTCAAAAGTGATCAACAATCCATCTTTTAAAACTGCAGATGTAGTTTCAAATGGAAAAGTAGGACAAATAGCAAATTTAACTCAAGTTGTTTCAACTTCTGTAACATCAGACGAAGCAATGATTATAGTAAACCAAGAGACAGGAACGTGGCAGAGCGTAGTAGGTCTTACAACTAAAGTAATAAGTGATGATTCTCTTCATGCTGGAATTTCTAGTTTGATAAGAAGTTGGGAAATTGGACAAATCCAAATAACAGACCCAAAAAAGATATATACTATCACTAACACAACAATAGAATAAGATGGGACACATAGGAAAATTAAGTCGTGGATTGAAATGGTGGAAATATAACCGAGACAGAGACGGAGTTCTGCAATTATATATTTCAGATGATTATGATAAAATGAAAGATGTTAATCATTATTTAAATTATATAAAAGATAAAGAACAGGAAAAAGTAGATGTTGCATTAATGAAATATTTTATGCTAACTCATGCCAAAGGTGGAAAGAAATCCATGTTATTCAGAAACCTAGTAAAACAGTTGAACGAGGGAGATTTTAAAAAAACTATTTCTAAACCTGTGAGTAAAAAATAAATGGCTGGAGAATTGACAGCAAGTACCCCGACGCTTGTAACAACACCAGCGCAAATTAAGGCACATATTGACACTTTAACTTTAGCAGCAACAACGGATAGGCTAGTTATAATGCCAATAGATAACGGACAAACATATGTATTCAAAGTGGAAAGGGCGGCATAATTCTATGGCTATTATTAATGGCACTAATTCAGGATTTCTTTATGCGGGAACGTCTCCATCTGATGACCCAGCAGAAACTGGAACCGGTATGAACTATTTAGCAAGAGCAATAAAAGATACAGCACCAACTGGAGCAACAGTAGTAACGGAAATTGGCTGGTATAATGGTAATGCAACCGCGGAAGCTAATTTTGAAGTTGGAATTTATACTCACAATGCAGGAGACGACAACCCGGAAGAAAAAGTAGGAGATTTTAGCACAACAAACGCCAAGGGAACGACAGCCGGCTGGAAAAAAGTTACCGGCTTAAACATTCCAATAACAGCAGGAACAATTTACTGGATAGCTATACAATTAGATGATACCGTCGCTTCAACCGAGATTGATTCTTTACTCGAGGGTAGTTATAGACAAGATTACCGCGGATTTCAAACACAATTAGTAGACCCATGGGGAAGTGGAACAGGGGCAGAACAGAGATTAGCACTCTACGCAGTAACGGATGCAACACCTTCAGCAGGTGGCGGTATTGAAGGTCAATCAATGCCACCCTACGTTTACTAGGAAGATTTAAATAATATGGATACTCACTAATAATATGGTAGAACTAATAGGCGACCCTTGCGCTCCAAGTGATTTTAATTTACCACTTAAAAC